ATGAGTAATTAAGACAACTTTATTCATGTCTAAAGCTCCAACCTTATTATCAACCAAAGTCATTTGATTCGGACACCCGCAAGTTTGGATCTTATTAGAACTTGTTAGTTCTGTGTTACACTCTTTGCATCTTACTGTAATCATAATGCAGACCAATTAGTGATTTATTTATATGCTTGATGACGGGATCGAACCGCCGACCGCCTCGGTGTAAACGAGATGCTCTACCGCTGAGCTAATCAAGCAGGGGAATGTCCCCTGCTCGTCAGCAGGGGAGGTTCAAGAGGGATCCCACCTCTCTCTCACATGGGTTGTTGTTCCGATTCTTTTTTCTCTCGGAGATGTGAGCACGGATGTATACCAGTCCGTTAAGCGGGATATCGGACTCGAACCGACGACATTCAGCTTGGAAGGCTGACGTTCTACCACTGAACTAATCCCGCGAGGCGATTCAGGCAGGATTTGAACCTGCGACCGACCGCTTAGAAGGCGGTTGCTCTATCCGCTGAGCTACTGAACCAATGAAATCAATATAACTGATTTGAATTAGAAAGTCAACCGTAGTAAAAATCTCTCCACTGACTGACTTTTGTTTCTTCAAGATCCATCATTACTTTGCTGATGGGAGCTCTTGGTTTCTTACGAAGTTTCATGTTCGTTTGCTCTAGTAGTTTATCACCTTTCCTCGTATTGCAACTGGAACAGGCAACTACCATGTTGTCCCAAGTATTTCCGCCACCTCTGCAGCGAGGAACTACATGATCGATTGTAAGTTTACTTTTTGCACCACAATACTGACATGTATTTTTATCTCTCTTGTAGATCATTGCACGGGAAGGATACATTTCAGAAAATCTAACGAAGGGTCTTCTCACAAAATAAACGAGTCTTATAACTCTACTTGAAATTACTCTTGCTTTTTCTTTAAAGAGAAGAATAACCGCTCTCTTCCAGTTTGTAAAGTGTAAAGGTTCATAAGAACTATTGAGCACTAGAACTGTCGAATACGGTTCGATAGATTCCATGTGATATTCGTAGCTTGAATTTATTTAGAGAGTATAACTGAGTGCTCAGTCGTCGTCAAGCCCTTTCATGTATATCTTGAGTGCTGCTACAAGTTCTAGTCTGGATAGGTCTGGTTCTTCTTGTAGATAAGAATCTAGAACCATAACACATTGATTTTTGAATGCTACATTTTCAGAAATTTCAAGAGTTTCGCGTACAACGTCTTGAGTGATACTCATAGTTCTTTTTAGTAGTCGTAATATTTAGGTTCAGGCAACGTTGCCTGAGGGTTTTGTTAGTTGATTGTAATATTCATGAGAATACTTAGTTCGTTTACCATGAATGCCCCAACCCAACCAATTGTAAGCATGATTCATATAAAAAGCAATCGGTTGATCTTCCGTTTTTAAATGAACTTCGTAGTCTAACCACTGAGGTTCGTTAACCATATACCTAAGTTGTCCCTGCATGGTAGAGGGATTGCATTCATACTTAGTACAAAAGGTACTCAGTCCATCGTAACGCTTCTGAGTAGTCCACTGAATGATACCATACCCACCAGTCAAGCATTGCTCATATGGTACGCGAGCACCACCCTCACAGATGTTAGGAATGAACTTAGATTCCTGTTTGATGTTACCCATTACAGTAGCAAGAGCTGCCTTGTCTTTGATACCACGAACCTGCAGAAATGATAGGGTGATGTTTTCATTAGGTTCACATCCGTCACAGATATAAGTATCAATAGGAGGAGGATCTTGTAGTTCTGGATAAGGAATTACAGGGATAGGAACTGCTGTATTTTTATCAGGCAAAGCCACAAACGTTACTGCAGTTAATACAGTAGCAGATACGATTGCACTACAAATAAACATGGATTTTTTCATACGGATAAGATATCAATTTCATCTTCTTTAGGGTTAATCCATTCTTTGAATTCATCAGCTAGAGCCATTGCATCTTGATACTCTAGATTCGGGTCTGCTAGTCGATCCATGACCCACTCGCGGGTCGCTGCAACCACTTCAATTGTTTGATCCATAATCATTTTGAGGATGCGCTCATTATAGTAGGTCTAGACCCCCTCGTCAAGACTCGTAAGGAAAATAAAATCTTAACGTCATTCTAGGATTCTCTCTGGTGTAGAAATCATCTATGACTGGATTATGCAAAGCTCTTGCATTATAAAATATAGCGTCATTGAAATGATATTCAACGGTGAGGATTTGATCCAGAATACCGTTGTTTGTTTTTTCATGGTAGTTATCAAGATTTATCTCCTCAATATAATCATCATAGTAATCTATATCCTTCTCATACAAAAGAACTTCATTATTGAATGACCAGAATCCTGTTTTAATTGATTTGTGATTTAAGTTTACAAGACCTATACATACTTTAGTATCATCATCAATAACATCATGATGTGGTAATAGACAATTTCCAGTATACAATACTTCCGACAACGGATCGGTTTCAAATTTCTTTTTATTATTTTTGTAGAAGTAAATAAACTCAGATTTAGATTCTTCAAGGATGTAATCATTCTCATCATGATCACCAAAAACATTGTTGATAATGTTACTTCCTGTCCATGCAGGAAGTGCTAGAGAATTTACTCCTGGTTTATCTCCATCAGCTGATTCCCACTTAGTTAAAAGTTTTTGAAACTCAAGCACTCTATCAGGATACTTATAAACATTTCTAGCTATTGATACATATTCAGCAAGTTCTTCTATCTGGACATCTGGATTAACCTCTGCAGCCCAATCCCAAATCTCATCAACAGTCTTCATAATACCCTTTTCAATTCTTCTTGGGAGAGATCAAAAGGAAACCTTAACATAATTCTAGGATTTTGTCTAGTATAAAAATCATCTATCCATGGTTGATGCAAAGCTCTTGCATTATAAACTATTGCCTCATTGAAATTATATTCAACATTAAGAACATTATCCAAAATACCATTGTTTGTTTTTTCATGGTAGTTGTGAAGATCTATACTTCTAGCATACTCATTCACTTCTTCATCAGTATCTTCATACTGAAGAACTTCTTCGTTAAATGACCAAAATCCTGTTTTTACTGTTCGATGATTTAAATTCACAAGAAAAATAATACTCTCAGTATTATCATCAACATAATCATTATGAGGCAATAAACAATTTCCTGTTTGCAAGTCTTCATCTAACGGTATATTATCATGTTTCTGAATATTATCTCGATAAAAATAAAGGAACTCTGGTTCACAAGAAGAAATAACTTGTTCAGAATCATCCATATCAAAAACTTCTTCAATAAGATTTTTTGATAACCATGCAGGAAGGACTAGAGAAGTCATTCCTGGTCTTGCAGTTTCCCATGTCTCCCATCTGCACAATAATTCTTGAAACTCAAGTACTCTATCAGGATACTTATAAACATTTCTAGCTATTGATACATAGTCAGTAATTCTTTCAACTCTACACTCTTGGTTAATCTCGCTAGACCATTTCCAGATCTCATCAATCGTCTCCATAATAATCTTTTCTAAAATATCTGCTTAAAATATTACTATTATAGTATGCAGGTTCTCCATTTAAAGACTCCGTAAGCACATTGTTAAAAAACAACTGCCGAGTCTCTTCAAAGTTTGTTCTACCTTTTGTTTTATGAAGAGATAAGATCTCTCGTTTGAATTTATCTCTGCCGATCTTTTCTATCTCTTCTTTAAGTTCTGGACAAGAACCATAATATTTTTTCCAATCTGATTCTTGTTTTACTTTACGCTTCTTTCCCTTCGGTGTTCGGAACGACCAAAAATACTTTCTCCCAATATATTTCCTTCCGTTTTGTATGTTTGTGATGAGATAAACAAAACCAAAATAATCCCCAATATCCTTCCCAGCAAAAGCCACACCATTATATTTCCAAGGATTTTCATAATCAATATCTATACTCATTAATAATATCTAATACCTTGTTCAGGTATTTATGAGCAAGTTCTCTCTCTCCCTGCCACACATCTGCTCCCTCCATGTCCACCTGATGCTTCAGTTTCATTACATGGACTTTCATTTCTTCTTTCTCTATTTGATTTTTAGGCATAAAAAATAGGAGGATTTCTCCCCCTATTTAAGCACAAATTGTATAATTAGTCATCAAAGTCACGATTCTCAAATATAAAATCGTCACACTTCTTTGCTTCTATGTATTTTTCTAATGTTGGTTTCTTATTAAAGTTGAAAACCAGCGAAAGTATCTTTCTTAACATCTTGCTTAATTCCACCTACGACATAGGACTCAACCTCTGTTTCCTGTGGTGCAACTTGCAGTCCCTTAGAAGAGATCCAATGTTGTGTCCAGGGTAGAGGATTATTTTTTGCAGCAATATCATACTGAGGTTTGAGACCAATCGCCTTAAGACGACGATTAGCAACCCACTCAACATACTGCTGAAGCAGTTTATCGTTCAGACCAATCATAGATCCATCCTTGAACAGATAGTCTGCCCAACGCTTCTCTTCATTCACTGCACGTTCAAATGCTCGATAGGTCCACTCTTCCTCTTCCTTCATGATCTCAGCCATCTCAGGATCATCACCCTGCTTCCATTTGTTCAGGATGTTTTGGGTGATTGCGAGGTGTTGGTTTTCGTCTCTTGCGATAAGGGAAATGATCTTTGCAGATCCTTCCATGAGTTTAAGTTCGCCAAAGGCGAAAGAACATGCAAACGATACATAGAATCTAATTCCTTCAAGGATGTTAACGTTAGCAACTGCTCTATAGAGCTTTCTCTTAACATCTTTGATCTCCCATTGAGATGTAGGTGAATCTTTGAAATCACTCTGCCACATATTACCAGTACCCCACATTTGAGCACTGTTGATAAAATCATCATATGCTTCTGTAACGCTCTTAGAACGCTCTACAATGCGCTCGTCTGTGATGATCTGGTCAAATACTTCAGAAGGATTTGAATAGACGTTCTTAATAATATATGTGTAAGAACGACTATGAATCATCTCCATGAATCCCCATACTTCCATACATGCTTCTAGTTCTGGAAGAGAGCAGTATGGAATAAACGCCATACCAGGACCACGACCTTGAACAGAGTCAAGCATGATCTGATACTTCAGGTTAGAAGTATAAAT